AAGTCAATGATGAATCATACTCGGAAAACTTCGATGTTCTCACGCGTGCGGATATCACACGCTACGGAGCGGAGAAGGCAATAGACACGAAGCACTACGCCACAGGTAGTTTCACCCTGCCCCTTCAGCCTGACTTCTTCGTAATGAGGCTATTACATGGTCTTTACGGCACACATACTCAAGGTGCCACACCCGGAGTAGAAGATACTCTTACTGAAGTGGTTTCAGTAGACCTTGATTCATACACGGTCAGGATTGGCCGAGATGATAACGCCCATGAGTTTGCGGGACAAGTCGTTGAAAGCGTCGCCATCAGTGCATCCATCGGTGAATACGCCATGATGACAGCGAACCTGACAGGTAAGGGAGCGAACACCACCCTCGCCTCTCTCGTCACTCCCTCTTACGACTATGCGGGAGATGCAGCACACTTCGCAGGTGCGTATGTCAATTTTGAAGACCTCGCGACCAACGCAGCCTATTCATCTCTGGTTCAGAGCATTGACTTTGAAATCACTACCGGCCGCGACCTCGATAACTCATATACTCTAGGCTCCAATACCTGCGCTCGCGCACCACCGATAACCCTTCGTGAAATCACCGGCTCAATCACTTTCCATAAAGCCGTTCTCTCCGGTGATGTAGCAGTTGATGAGCCGCACTATACGGAATTGCTTGCGGGGCTACTTCACGATGGAGATGCCTCTAATCCCGCAATCTCCATTCTGTTTGAGGTGGACGCTCTCAACTACCTTCGATTCGACTTCGCCAAAGTCCACTACGGCGTGCCGGAAACCAGTATCAGTGGTCGCGATTCGCAGACAATGACTGTTCCTTTCACGGCTCTTTATGATTCAACCTTGACGGCTATGTCAGTAGTCACCTTTTCCTCGGAATCAATCAAACTCAAGGGCGGCGGAGCAACCGACATGGACGCCTGATAGGAGGCGTTTAGATGGCTGGAACACATGTAATTTTTGACAAGGATAAACTGACGGTTAGCACCGTCACAGGGACGCACGCTACTATTGGAGCAGCGATACAAACCCTATTGAAAGGGGCTACTTTCTCAGCCGGTGATAAAATAGTTGAGATTAACATATTCAAGAAATCAGCAGGTAATAACTATGTGGCAGTAATCACATGGGAAGCCATGTGATAGAGAGTAGTAGTGTAGTGGGGAGATTTGAAAAACGGGTAAGAGAATGTCGAACAGTCAGAAGGCGCGTGACTTGCGCCAACTGCGTAAGCAGAAGGCCAAGCAGCGAGCCGGAGGCGACGACCTAGAGAAGTTGAAGAAAGAGATAGAGAGAGTGATGCAGAATGCCAGTATTGAAGAAAGAAATTGAATTGGATGATGGAACGAAAATATGGGTTAAGCAAGCCAGCGGGATGCTCAAATTGAAAATTGAAACCCTGCAAGCAACAGCCTTCCGAAAGTTTCGTCACTTCGGTCTTGACCCGACTGAATGGACCGACGAACAACAGGAAGAGTTTTCTTCCGCCCTCGATACTGCGGGTGGGGGAATGAGCGACCAAATCTCTGAATGGATACCGAACTGCATTCTGGATGAGAATGTGACTGCGGATGACCTCACCAGCGAAGAACTGCGTCGCATTCTGCTGTTCGTGCGGGGTGACGATTCCGAAGGCTCTGTCCCTTTGGACAACTGAGCATGGTGGCTCCAACGCTATGTAGTGCATTTAAGGGGGTAATGCCAAGCGATTTGTTCCGACGTTATGATTGTGAAGGTGGACAAATTATGCTGGCATTCGACATGGAAATTGCTGCTGAAATCAGCACGAGAATATTAGAGCAAACTACGGAGTCGCGAAGCGGCTCGCGAGGCGCAAAGAGCGCGGTCGCGAAGCGTAATCAGCGTCGCGAAGAGAGAGCAAAGCATGGCATGACCGGAGGGGAGTTGGGGGAACTTCTAAGTGACACCTTCGACCTTGATAAAAGCGAGTAGGTGATAGCATGGCAAGAGTAGGTGGCGCACGGATTTTCTTCGATGTAGTCGGACAATTCCAAGCGCAACGCCTCATCAATGATGCTCAAGCAAACATGACGGTTCTAGCCGGTATCTTCATGGATGCTGCTGATGCCATATTTCAGGGATTCACTGGACTATTCGACTCGATAGGGGCGGGAGTTGAAGAGGTCGTCACGACCTTCATGGAGTTTGAGGAACAACTCGTGCGGGTGCGCAAGTTCTATGGTGGATTGACCGAGGAAACCGATGCCTTCGTAGTAGCAAGCGTTGAGTTGGGTAAGGCATTCGGTTTCTCAGGCGACCAAGCCCTCAAGTCATCCGCGAAAATGGCCCAACTCAAGGCCGTGCTGGGTGAATCACAGGCTGTTATCGCCGGAACCGAGATGGGTCTGTTGTTCGCAGCAATTGGTGAGATGGAAACCGAGCAGGCCATGAATCGCCTCATCAATTTGGCGCAGCAGACGGGCTTCATATACGGAGAACTGGGTAAAGAAGTCTATGACCTCATGGATGCGGAAATGAAGGCCAACGTCCTACGTCAGAACACGATACGCATTCTCGACCAACTGAACTCCGTTGAGAACAGCAGCGTTGCCACTATGGAGCAAATCACATTCACACTGAATCAGTATGCGTCGCAGGCTAACCTTGCTGGTGAAAGCATCGGTGAGATGGCTGCCATGTCAGCCCTTCTCATCGAGTCGGGTGAAGAGGCCACCAGAGCGGGAACCGGTATGCGTATGATGTATCAGCGACTAGCCAACGAAGGCACCCACGCCTCAGATGCCATCGCTGAATACCTCGACGGTATCGAAGCCCAAGAGGTTCGCACGATGAGCCTGACTGAAGTTCTAGGCCACCTATCCGGTGTCTGGAATGAACTCTCGCAAGAGCAACAGCAGAACCTAGCAATCTCCGTGGGTGGTGGTCGTCACTACGTTAAGTTTCTCAAGTTGATAGAGAACCACACCCGCCTAGTCCAACTTCAGGGTGCTGCTTACCGAGGGGTTTACAGCGCGATTGATGAGTTCAACATCAGGCAACAGTCTTCGTTCTTCCAACTTCAGATACTTGAGGCTGAGATATACGACGTGAAACGGGCCATCGGTGAGGAACTCGCACCAGCATACGTTGATGCACAGGAAGCACAACTGAAGTTCTGGGGATATGTGGAGAAGGTCATCGAGAAGGAATCTGGAAAGAGGTTGGCCGAGAACGTAATCCAAATGAGCGCGGTGTTTGAGCAGGCGAAGCCGGTGGTTGATTTCACATTGGGTCTGCTCTCGATGATAATTGCCATGTCCACCCTGCATGTTATCATCAGGGCTACTCGTGGTGAAGTGGATTACCTCTCACAGTCTTATGCTAGGACTGCCCTGCAAGAGTCTGCGGCCAGCGCGATTAAGATGCAGAGCGTCAAAATCAGGGGAGCGAATATCATGGCTATCAAGGCTGAAACAGATGCTATCGGACTCTTCGCGCAGAGAGCCTACGAAGGCTCGACGCGGGTGCAAATGGGCCTCATGGCCGAATACAAAGCAAGGGAGATGGCAATTGAAGTTATCATCGCGAAGGGTGAGGCAGAGAGTTGGGGTCGCGCTTCAACTCTTAACCACCTTGCAGCACAGGCAAGCCTGAATTGGGAATTGAAGAAAACCATACTCGTAAATGCGGATTTGAGGGTCATCTTACAGGAGAGGTGGTTTGCGGAGAAGGCGGTAGCGGCAGAGATGGCAATACAAGCGGATGGCATGAAAATCTGGCGAGAGCGTGACATCGCGTTGGTGCATTCACAGGCCCGTGCGCGCGAGAAACTCACGGCTCAAATCATGGCAGAAACGACTGCGATGAGCAACGAGATTGTTCTAGGTAGGGAATTGGCGAAGTCCACTATTATTGGTCTTGAAGCGAAAATGATTGGGATACAGACCACAATGTTAGAAGCGAAGGGGAGAATAGCGGCCATAGTTGCCATGCGCGCTGAGAGAATCGAGCGTGGTGAAAATATCCCCATCATTGATGCCGAGATTACATCGTTGCAGGCGTTGATAACAACATTGGGTGAGGAATGGCTGAGTCTTGAACAGGTCGTTCTAGCCAGCAGGCAAGCGGGGGCAGCGCGGATGGCATCAATAGCCCCTACGAGGGTGGCTACTATGACAACGCTCAAATTGGCAGCCGCCAACTACACTCTCAGAAACGCCTTCAGTGCCGTCAATAAAACCCTGATGATATTTTCGATGGTTATGATGTTCGCAGGCGACCAACAGAAAGCGATGAAACTGATGATAGGTAGTATGGCATTTATGATGGTATCCACTTTGATTCCCTCTATCAAAATGGCAGACCTCGCTACGAAGAAATGGGCACTCAGCACAACTGCTGCTACTGCTGGAATCAACCTCGTTGTTGCTGCTATCGCAGCGTTGGTAGCCTATGGTGTTTACAGGATGCTGCCCGATACCATCGAAGAAGATAACGTCCAACTATACGAGATGGAGAGTCGTCTGCTCTCCATAAATGGCCTACTCAACGATGTTCTCGCGAAGGGCGACCAATACCTTATCCCCGAAGAGTTCTGGGGCTTCGACCCAGCAGCAGATATCATCTCAGGCAAGACCTTCGATGACCTGCGAGAGAACGCAGATTTGGCGTTGGATGCAGCCGATGTTCTCAAGGCCAAGAGGGATGATGTAAAAGCCGCATTCGACGCTGCCACGGCGTCAGAAAATGACTCACTGGCGGCCTCACTTGAAAGCCAACTGACAATGTGGGATGACTACTACAACGATGTGGATTCCATCGCGCAGGCGCATCGCGATAGGCAGTCAGCGTTGGCGAGGAAGGAATGGAGTGACCGTAGGATACTTGAGGAACACTTCTTTGATGAAATGTCACAACAGGTCACATATCAGAAGGGTATGCGACAAACAACATCAACACCGGAAGTGCCAGAAGGATACTGGATGGGTGGGGTGTTCTACAAGGACATACACGCGGTGCGGGATTTCTTGTCACAATATACCGATGCCAGCATTGACTCCAACAAAGACGTAATCAAAAACTTCAAGAAACTTCAAGACGACCAGATATTCTACTACGACTCCACACTAGCAAGTGTGAGATATATGGAGCAAGAACGAGTTGAGATAGTGCAGACAGCCAATGAGATGATACTTAACGACATGGAATCCTTCGCGAACAATCGCGAGGAACTGTTCTGGGGAACTCGCGAGAACATCACGGGCGCACTATACAAGACGATTCAACAGGGGCAGATTGAGAACCTGCTATACAAAACGGAGATTATGAACATCAACAACTTCTATGGTATCACGGTGGATGAAGCAGTTGAAAGAGTCATGGAAGGTATAATGGATTCACTGAGAAAGTCAGGTATTCCGGGGTTGTGATGATGAGAGCGGTAGATAGGGATTACACCTTCTGGCTTGCTGGATACTACGACGATTTCACGAATGCTCGTGCCGTCGCTGACGACCTCAACGTAGCAGATGTGGAGGGTGACGCATACGACCACGCGAAAACACATCACGGTGGGGTCTGGCGTGGAGAGTCCTTCCTCAATCCCCGCTTCCGTTTTTCATTCCCCGACCGCGACCAGACAGCACCCTATCTCTCCACTGATACTCTCGGTGCCTCTCACCTCCCCAGCATTCTAATAGACGCCACTCAGAAACTCAAACACAACGAGGGAATCCACGAGTGGCTTACACTGGATAGGACGCGAGATAACGAAAGCAAGTGGGAGGGTCGCGCTCAGTTGCAGTATCCGTGCAGCATAGTCGCGAACAGGCAGCAGTTCAATCGCGATGCCTCATTGGATTCATACACGGCTTTCTGCAACGGCAACGATAGCAGCGGGACATACTACGCATGGACGGGTGATACCGATTCCAGCGACGGTCGCGCATGGACGTTCAACATGGATGGAGTCTTCGGTTCAGGTAGCAACAAGTTCCGTGCCGCATGTGGTGTGAACCAACAGGCCGACACCAGCGATACGAAACGGATGCTCACCTCCTTAGCCGGGACTTTCATTGGTGAACGCCAAACACGATATGTGAACGATAAGGATTATGCGATAGACAATATGTTTCCCATCACGAGTCCAGCAGGCAAACCCTTCCTAATCATGCAGTTATATTCCAGCACGGCTTCGACGGATACTCTGCTGACCTATGATGGTAGACTCAACTGCAAGGGAATTGAGGACACCTTCACCATGCGTATCGCATGGCATAAGAACGGTGACGCAACAATCACCGACTACAAACTAGAGATAGGCTTCGATGACAGCGATGATGCACTCACAATCAACAAATCTACGCTGGCGTTTTCTCGCACGGTGCCAGCAATCACTCTCGATTTCAACATGGCAGATTTGGGGGCTGCGCCGATGCGGTGGTATCAGTGGGAGGAAGGGATGGAGAATGTGATAGACAACGATGATATCTGGTATGACATTGACGTTGTTATGGATTACACCACCCAGCGATACACCGCTTACTACAATGGTCTTCCTCTCACTGGTGCTACCGCCTTCGGAACCAAGCCAACGGGGGGTAGTTGGGTGCCAACCGATTTACATGGCTGGCGTTTGGGTGTCGCTTACACGCTCGGCTCTGATGGCTACCTTGATTTGTCCACTTTGATTGATAGGGTCGGACTCGTCGTTCCCCTCTCTGATGTTCCAGACGCAGTAGGAACCCGCACCCCAATACCCGATTTCAAGTATACTACACGCAGCAACGGGATTTCATCTGTCACCTTGACACTATCCGATGATGGAGATGACCTCACGATTACACCCCTAGTGACAGGCAACGCCTTGAGTGAATGGTGGCTGCTGGCTTTCCGTGACAACATCAACCGACCATTCTGGCGTGGCCCCATTGAACGAGTATCTCATAAGCAAGACAGTGCCGAGCAAACACTAGATATCACAATCTCTGCGACAGATGCACTCAGTCTGCTAGGGCGGCAGATACCGGTATGGGAGGTTGGGCAGGGCACTGGTAAGACCATGACACGCCTCTCCACCGTGGGTGACAGTATCGAGAAGCGTGTCAATGAGGTGACAGGCATGAAGAACGCCATGAGGTTCGGCACGGCTAAACTGAACATGACGAATGCGACTATCGGATACGATATCGTCAGGTTCTCAGCATACAACGAAGTGAGCAACCAGAGAACCAGCCTATACTCTGGGCACCCGATTCAAATGTATGTGAACGAAGACGATGCTGGCCCCAACAGTATCGAGCATGAGTGGGATGGTGGGGGGAGTTCCACTTACGCCTCCACATACAAACTTCAGGACATTCTATTTTTACGCGTGACTAACGTGGGTGGGAGTGATTACCTAGAATTGTATCACACCAGCGAAGCATTCTCTGTCAGTGATGTGCTAACGGTAAAAGGAACCACGGTAGATGCTGCCAACCACACAGTTGATACCATCAACTCTTCACTGACAAACGCTATACCCAACTTGAAACTAACCACCATCATAGATGGAGGCACACCATTCTCTGCTGGGTATGCTGCCGAAGAGTATTCGTGGACGAGTTTTGAAGACGTTGATGCCGTAGGACAGAATGCCGGTCCCGCCATTGTTGAGGCAACTCTTTTATCTGGCACTCATACTATCGCTGTCGGTGACGTATTAACCAACATCGGGAGAATTACTGCGGTTGGGGGAACAGATGTATGGTTGTTGGGAGAAGCCATCACTGTCACGGCCGTTCCGTCGAATACGAAGATACACTTTGAGGCGGATAATTGGCCCTACAATGCTGCCGTTGCCTCCCAATCTTCAGGTCATCTCACAGCAGCACCCGCTTCCGGTAGGGCTACACATTGGGGGGCAGCATCGAACCACATCACAACAGAGGTTCCGGCTGTCGTTTACAGGACAACCTATGACACCATAGCGACGGCTGCAAACTACGCTCTCGTGGAGAATCGCAGTAATCACAGCCGTTGGATACGCGACCTCGCGAAGTCAGCGTGGTTCAAGGCGCAATTCGGAATCATACATTCTAATCCGACATACTCGACAGGGAAATATACAGGTCTATGGAAACCAGTATCAGCACCCACCGCTACCGCACGAAGTTGGGCCGCTAATGCCACATGGGTCGGACCTGCCGCCTTCACACAGGCGGCTACCAGTATCGTCATTGACGAGCCGGGTATTTTTCATTCCTTCCCTCGCGATGGCAGCACCGCCATTCTCGACGTAATCAATCCTGATACTAGACAGCATGACGTTGTGTTCGCGACCAGCATAAGCACCCCCAGTTCCAAGACCTCGACTTACAACCTCGCGACCAACGATTTCACAATGTCCAATCACGGTCTAGCCATCTATGATATCGTGGTGCATGAGGGCTTCAACAACGTGCGTCTGAACGGTATTTTTCAGGTCTGTGAAGTCGCTACATCAAGTCGCTATGATGCAGTCAGGCTGGCAGATATCCCCTTCGGAGCATACGACAGGTCGCCCCCCACCCCCCATCTCGCCCGTTTTGGGAGGGAACTGGACCCAGACCCCATCACGGCGAACTGGTATACAAATCTAGGCTACGTCATGGACAGCCTACCTCTGGCAGATACATACCGCACGGCACCTGAACCCGACTATCGAACTCCGACCAACGCTGATGGTGGCAAGGCATACTACGGCAGCGTGACTATCAGTGGCGTCAGCGGTCAGACTCGCGATTGGGAAGCAGGCTCCATCATTCGACACCGCCAAGTGGATGAGTCGAATGGATACAAACACCTGTGGGTTCTCTGGTCTGACATGCGCAACAGTGGAGAAGGTGACGCCGATGGTGGGTATCGCAAGAATAACTTTGGCCTAGTGTTCCCCACCACCGACAACTACGAAATCGGTTTAGTGTTCTCAAATCAGTTAGATGAGAATGGCGACCTCGATGAGTATGCAAGCCTCAAGGTGGGTGATGATTGTGATATATGGCAGTTTGATGCAGAGAAGGAACCATTGACGCAGGCTGCGTGGAGTGCGGCTCGCGATGCCAGCGATGCAGAAGACCTTGATACTAGATACGGTTCATGGGCCAGCAAGGGTGGTGCGTTCTGCGTTATTGATTGCAGTCCATTCTGGAATCTGAACACCCTCGCGAACGGAGGAAGACCCGGCTACTTCTCTGGCGGTCGCGTGGACTTGGGTGACTATGACACGGAACACCACGGCTTCCCCTTCCTAGTGGATTCATACTGGCGTGAAGGAACATCATCGTATAAGAACACGAATGCCGCTATTGCACATCACGAGAACTCCCTCAATTGGATAAACGATGGAACTGCAATCACGAGAGAGGTTAGCGCGGGCGACCCCAGACTCTACATCAGGGACAACTCACAATTCGATAGCAACGGAGGTTATGGGGTTATCCTGTTGGAGCGAGGTGAAGGACGCAACTTGGAGAGGGAGATTTTCTATCATCACTGGGGAACCACCGGCTCATCTCCCACAGCGGGTGATTTTCTCGGAGCCTCTTCAGGTAATGACGTTTCATACATCAAGAATTACTGGCAAGAAACTGCTGGGCCAGCCAGCATACGGACCTTACTCGACAGTGATAGTGCTGTCTGGCTTACCGGAAGTCAAGTGAACCTCAAGGTTCGTGACTCAGCGACGCAACTACCGGTAGAAGGTTGGGACAGAATGACGGTTTACAACACACCGGCTGCTCTCTATGCGCTACGCCTTCTGATGACTGTTAAGGGCGAAGTTGAAACGCCCAATATCGGCTCCTACTTTGAGCATGATAAGATACGTTTCTTGCTCAATGTGTGCCTTCAAGACTCATGGATGAGGAACGGAACGCTATCGTGTATGGCCGATATCAACAACGTGCCTATCTCGGAGAACATGACACTCACTGGAATAGACCACAACCCCGACTATCTGGGTGTTGGGTTGGGTGATACGGATTCCTTCGGAAGCGTGAACAATATGCAGTCAGCCACCATTCTCTCCGCCATTCAGATAGCGCAAGGCGCAAGCGGATACGGACGAGATAATGCCCAGAGCAAGACGTGGACGTATCTCATGGGGCCGGATAATCGCATTGATTATCGCCCCACTTACGCCCTTAATGGCTACACATTCAACAGAACCACTCTCAAGTTTTCTGATATGTCATCGAACCTAGCGGGGCAGGTGACGAGTGTGAGGGTTTACTACAATGAGGGGCTTTCATTCATAGACCACCCAACGCCAGCAGAAGGCTCCAACCGTTTCAAGGTCATACACTTGAACGGTGTGAAGACCAAAACCGAAGCCCTCTCTTTCGCGAGGGAGGAATACTCAAAGGTTCTGAAGGGAAAGACCAGTGTAAATGCTGAAATCATCCGGTCATCGTCACTTGGCAACATTATGACAGAAGGCGCACGCCACGGATACATTTCAGATACATGCGTGCGCACTCTGCCAATTGAGCAAGATGATGGGCTTGCACTCGCGCCAGCAGGTTTCGGGAAAGTCGGTGCTTCGTGGTGGACTGCTCGATTCGGTGGGTGTTGGCACCCCGGTATGGTGAACGCTCTCGATGGTCGCGGCGGTAGTAGTTCGGCATCCACCACCCTGTTTAAGCCGGTGGTTGATAGGGATAGGGGAACCGTTGGTGCTATGGATGCGATAGACGGAATCTACATCAGCAGTTCAGAGGGCTTCACTCTGGGCACTTCAGATGGCTACCTTTCGTTAGTGACGACTGGTGGTGGTAGTTCGCAGGCTCTCACATGGCATCCGTGGCCGGGTTCCTTTGCTACTACTGCTGGATACAATGTGGCTGCTGGCGGGTGGTTCGTTTTCTCCGTGACGGATAGTGGGAACACATACAAACTCAGCGTGTATGTGAATGTCAGCGAGTTGCCGACCGTCAATGCAACATACCGAATGGATTTGTGGCACCACGCCTCCCTAGACAATACCGAATGGCTCTACTGGTATGGAGAAAACTCGGTATCACACGCAATTCAGATGGTGGACGTTGAGAAGGATATGCCGAAGGTCAGCGAAACCACTGACGAGTTGTTGCGTGTAGCAATCACCATAGAAACGGACAACGCAACATATCATGGGGGGGGTGCCCCCTCCACCCCCGACCTCGCCGTATTCCGTATATGGCTGCTTGACTACACCTATTCACAGAACACCGGCTCATTCCCTTCCCAATTCGCCCACGGGACCGGCCGCCACTCCCCACAGTATATCGCTACTAAGGCAAGCCATAGTAGCGTAGTCGCGAAGGGGAGCGGCTTCTATGAGATAACGGCCCCCTCTACATATTCTGGCACCTCGCGAAAGTTCACCATATCATTCAACGCTGACTACTGCCGAGCCTTGCTACGCAGCAGAATGGGGGCAACCCTCGCGAACGCGAACAACCTTTCAGGAATAAGCGGTGGAGTAGGTCACTATTCTACCACCCACGCGGACTCCATTTTTCCTCTAGGGCAACGGTCGCGCTCCGAGTTTGGTGGCGTGTCCACTATACGGGGGCCGTGGTATGCTCCTCGCGTTCATGTCGTGGATGACCTCAACTTCCGTTGTTCGACCACCATTACCTACACCGATGAATACCTCGACCTCGCGAATGAGCCAATGGTTATCCGAGGCATCACTTGGAGTCAGAAGGAGCGCGACCACGAAGTAGTGAAACTGAGCCTTGAAAGGGTCGCGAGCCAGTATCGCTATGACTTATCGAGTATCATTCGCGGGCCGGGGAACGAGCAAGGCGGCCCCAACGACCCACGCGGGCGAGGTCAGGGGGGTGGGCAAGGTGGTGAGAGTCCCGGTAATCCAGCGGGTTCCCACAGCACCAAGCCCGGAGGAAGCACACCCAGAGAAGACTCACAGGGACCGTATACTATCAGACCATTACGCCCCGGTGTCGGAGGTGGTGACACGAGTGGGGGTGTTATGAATCTGGGTGTCAATGCTCTTTCTGGACCGATACACCGCTCCATCAAGGGGCGTATGGACGTGAAGAACGACAACGTAGGGAGCGGCGGTCAGTGGGGTATGCCCGGACAGCGCAAAACGGGTGTGGCAGCCAGCCACAGCCGCAGCGTGGATGGCATAGATTCCGTCCCTAGCCCCACTGATGGGCAGGCGATTATGACGATTGATGGTTTCACACTACCCGGAGTGAATGACCCAGAGTTGGGTGCCGCTGGTGAAAAGCATGTCGTCAGGTATGATGTGAGTTTGCCCAACGATATTGCCGATTCCTTCACCACGATTACAGCCATCCTATCCTATGACAACGTGAGTGGTGGTGGTAATGCAGAACTCACCACGAAGGTTGAATGCCTTGAAACGTCCAAGTCTGCTTCACAGACCATTCTGATAGGAGCGGGTAGTTCGCGGGCACAGGTCACACTCTTCCAACCAGAAGGAATCGAAGGTGGTGATACGGCAGGGAATACGCTGCGTGTCACGATTACGAGGAAGCCGGGTCAAGGGAATGACGCTGGGTTATTTCAGGCTGTTCGCATCCATAGCCTAGCCGTCAAGCCACGACGCTACACACAACCAAGCGTGGGTGCTACCGATGTGTTCAAGCCCTACTAAGGGGTTATTTCAGCCCCTAGCGGCTTTTCTCTTTGATGCAATACGGGCAGGGCATATCAATCGCATACCCTGTTCCGGCACACCATCTACACTTCTTCTTCTTCATACGAATCCCTCATGCTTAGTATCCGCTTCGACATTACACGCCCTATACCGCGAACTTCCATCAACTCCCTCTGTCTAGTTTTCTTCTTCAGCATGTTGGGGATGGAGCCGAAGGTGTTGAGCAGGTCAATCGCTATCCTTTCCGTCACCCCCGGCAGAGCAGATAGGGCCACAATTCTGGGGTCGTCGCTGGCCTTGCGTGCCTTTCTCACATCGTCCGTGACCGCGAGGCGCGACTCTTGCTGAAGTCGGGTATGGTTCACGATGAGCCACTCCACAAAGTCGTTCATGGTCGCGAACTGCATGAACCGGACTTGCGGATGCCGCAGATAGAACGTCATTTTCCACGACTTGATGACGCGACTCATCTTCGCGATTTCCTGTTGGATGCGCTTATTCGATACGCGACCCCTGAAGTATGGGTTGAGTTTGTTCCCATAGACCACAACGTATGCCGTCTTGCCCGTTTCAACGAGTTCGCGAAGTTGATGGTTCACGGTGCGACCGTTGCGCCCGATGCCCATGATGCTGCGGTAAAGGTCGTTGATTTCCTTCGCCTCGATTGCCCAATCACCGAGAATGTAGTCGCCGTGTGGCAAACGCTTGACATGGACTTGACCCGACGCTTCATGGGCCTTATCGCCCAGCCTCGCGATGAGTTCATGCTTGAGTTTATCGTTCTCACGGTCGTCCACATACAGAACCATCTGTATCGTGTTGAGAATATATGATGTGCTTTATCAAGCCTCGCGCTTACGAGAGGGGGTCGCTAACACCATTCACACCAATAGACCATTTCAGAGCCTTGATTACGCCACGCAGGGCGTTGTAGTTGCGTATCGCGGTCGCGAACTCATCCCTCGTGATTCCCTTCACCATCGAAGCCTCACGCCATACCTCGCGAAGTTCGACCGCTTGGGCAATCATCCGAGCGATTTCCAAGTCTTCCCTCATATGATACACCCTCCGTCGCCGCAACATGAAATCACCTTCGCTCCACATGCCAAACACATTCTGCTTCCGTGAACCTCAATGAAACCCTTGACACTAGAACAGAATGGACACTTAGACATACTCAATCACCACAGAACCAACAGTCCGTGCCATCACATAGGCCGTGCTTTCGATACCAGATGGGGCTAGGATATTCAGTGTAGCCGGACAGACTACGGACGTGGCGGCGGGTCACGGTTGGGTTGTAATCCATCCACCCCAGCGTCGCGATGTAATCGCAGATACGGTCTTCTATCTCCCGCCGACCCTCGGCACCCACCACCTCCGGTGGTGCGAAATCTCGCAGGCCAGCAGCCATCGTCTGCGCGAGCGCGACTCGGACATGGTGGGGGGGATTCGATACATGGATGGCCCTGTCTAGGCAGGTGGGGAGTAGAATGTCACCAGCACCCACGACCTCACCCCCCCATGAGCCACCAGAGGGCACAGGAGCGGCCTTCTGCGGCTCTGGGTTGTCCCGCCACCACCCAATGAGCGAGAACGCCTCGGATGCCCTGTATGCGCCCGTGAGGGGGTCTAGGTGCGACCTGTTGTGTGAAGGTTCATTGGGTGGCACGAAGGCTACGGGGTCAGCCATGAAGTCGTCAATCGCAATCACGACCGACCACTTGCGACGCTTGATGTTGTATGTGCCCGGAATCCGAGTGAGTCGTTCAGGGTATCCGACTCCATCCAAACTCACGAGGCCATCGGCTACTTCACGCTCGTAGCGGTCAAGGCGGTGCGCCCACTCCCGACCACGAACAGGCTCGCGAAACAGTTGATAGACGTGATACCCACGGCCGGTGAACACGAGCCGCACTTCACCGTCGAGCCTCGCGATGAGCCGTGCCACGTCTGCCTTCACTTGCCCCATGTCATGCTCATCATTGGCATCGAAATCCCACCACGCACAATCCATGACTGCACTATCGTAGTCGGGTCTGCCTCGCGATTTTCTCTCAAAGGAATACAGGCTCGTATAGAGGGGGCTACGACCGTTGAGGCTCTCGATGTATGAATCCCATGTCCGTCTATCCGGGCAGAGCGCACGCTTCAGCCCTATCTGTCGCGGAAACTTCAACAGCGATAGTCCAGCCTGTATCTGCATAATTTTCACCCTGTTGCCTAAGCAACCCGCTGCTTTTTACCACACACGGCACATTCAGCAAGGACGGCTTCTTCTTGAAAGCCATCCACTTGACCCGTCACTAGGAAATAAGTTTCGCGATTCACGAAGTCTTCGCAACCACAGTCCTTGCAGACCAACACAACTTCTGTCATCATACTTCCTCCCTTCGCTCACATATCGGACACACGAAGTATTCCTTATCTCCGATGTATCCTATCATCATCCATTCCTTGCATTCAGCACACATCATCATACCCAATCACCCGTGATATCTGAAAGCCCCTGCAACTCTTCTTCGCATGACAGGTGATAGTCGCACCATTGGGGGCAGAAATAGTCGTTCCACTTCATCGGCCAGTGATGTGCTTTGATGTTCTCTATCGCGACACTTAACTTTTTCGCGAAGACATTTCGGCTACGCTGATTCACCTTCTCAATGATGAGAACGCCCTTCAAGTCGCCCATGAAAACCTCCTTACCTCGGCGGTTCATAATGCTCGTGATAAACTCTGGGTTCTCACAATCGGGTGAGAGATACGCGAAGTGAGTAATGTCGCGTTCCTCACCCAGCAGTTTCAACATATGCTCATAGAAACACAACTCAAGTCGCGTTCGCGAGAGTTTGCCCTCGTTCATGCTGCCCGTTTTCAACTCAAGCAGGCACAGGCCACCATCAGGATGCAGAAGCAGGCCATCCATGACGCCCACCAGATAGACACCGTTCTCTTCATCCCACACTTCAAGCCGTTGCTCGGTCGAGAGGGGGAGGAAAAACTCACCCCAATCATCGCGACGTTGTTCCTCAATGTCAGAAATCGCTGTGTATACGTCGTCGTCGTCAGGCAGCAGACTCGCGATGCTCTCACTCTCGCGAGTCGCCTCATCCATACACCTGTATCTAATCCACATATCGTCGTATTGCTCATGGACCGCCGAGCCGCGCATCATTTCAGGTGTGGGTGGCTCGCGAACGTCTTTGAGCAGCATGTATCGCCAATGATATTGCCGAGGGCATAGATTGTAGCACATGAAGGAGGACTTCGACATGCGCAGCGTCTTACCTTCCTCGCGAGGGTCATAACTGCTATCCATCAGACCACCTTCTTCGGCCATCCACGCTTTGTGCCATCCACCACACGGATTGACAATAACTCTTCGTGATTGAGTCCGTCACGGCATATATCGCAAGGCTCCTTGCCATTACTCTTCGGTCCATTCTGGGTAGACCAGAAGCATACCGGAATGTGGATGCGGCACCGCCAACAGAACCGAGTAATCACTTAACGACCCCACATTCAGAGCAGCAACAGTTTGGGCAGTATTTCGCCCGGTAATCCTTGCGGCACTTGCGGCACCTGCGTAGCGGGTAGTTGTATGACGAGCCGAATAATCTGGCGTTCACTCTTCCTCACCGTCCGCGAAGAGTTTGCTGCAAAACGCGCAAGTAGTTGGCTCGGTCATCCCCTTGAGTGCTGGGTAGTAAGTCGTCTGCCCACAATCACACTCGATTTTCTGAAGGCGTCCCTGCTCATCCAGATACGTTAGCAGAATGGTGTTCAGCCGGTCCATCTCACTCACGATGGCCTGCACGAGCGGGGTGAAGGCGTCTATACGCTGCTCAACCAACCGCAACTGTTCCTCAAGGAGCGCGACCTCTCGCCCAATCTCCTTAGTGGTTTTCTTCCTGTTCATTCGTGCCCCACCAACTCGTGCCATAACCAATCAACGCCTCCGTCCCTACTTAAATCCACTCCACACCGACCTTGCCGTGCAACGCATTCAGGATGGGTTGAAAATCCCAGCCAACGATACCGTAGTATGGCTCCACCTTGCTCACAATGAAACGCTGCGCGAGATGAGAGTAGCCCACCTTCGCGAAGCCCTCAATATCGCTCGGCTCATCGAACCCTATGTAGTTGCCATTTTCATCGAGGGTGGCCTTGAAGAACGAACCCTTGCGGTAGCCCTTGCCGAGCGTGTCGTTAGCCCACGCAGCCGCAGCGCGAACCTCACCGATACTCTTGTAGTCAGCGAGGTCACGCTTCAACTCTCCTTTGATGAGCAGGTCTTCGATGGGCACTTCGCCTGCGACGACACTCGCGACCAAACTCGCGAGTCGTTCAGTGACGGCATTTTCTTCTTCACCTGCGAGAATCCCTCCGATTACATCACGCATCGTGGTCTTCATCGCGTTGGGCAGGCGTGTCTGCTTCAACTCAATGCCCTTGAAATACACACTCGGTTCGTGATGCACACCCTCCGTCCAAACCACGCTGCCAGCATACCGATTCTTCGCGGTGATGAGAAGGCGGTCACACCATCTCTCAAACTCAATCTCGATGGGTGCCATCTCGCTGTTGAGCCAGTCATTCAGAACCTCACCTTCCTCCACACTAGGCACCTGCACGAACACACTGTCCGTGTGGCCGTAAATCACTGGATATCCACGCTTCAGACACTCTTCGCGAAGCCATCTGAGCGTCTGTCGGCTCGTGAAGGTGACGGCTGCTGCAATCTCCGGGTGATACATGGGGTATTTCGCGTCGCCCGTCACACCATACAGGCTGGCTACGAGTGACTTCGTGGCGTATTGCAGGGCATCATAGCGACTGCGTTCCTCTGGACTTTCTGCTTCACGAAGCAGGTGTTTGTAGCGGTCGCGAAGGACCGTGAGCAGATTCATCTGCCTCCCTAACAGACCCACCTCATCCGTTGTGAAGCAGGTGCCGTTGCCGCAATCCACACCGTCTTCGGAGATGTTCTCCCATGAGATGTGGTGCCTCACTACGTTGGCGTGATACATAGCCTTCACGTCATAGACGCCCACCATATCATAGACTCCCGCCTCCGGCTCCTGAACGTCAGCCCCCTCATACTCCACCTTCTCAAACTGGGGTCTGCTGGGTATCCGTCTGTCGAAATCCTTATCGCGAAGCGCAAGCACGGTGAACAGTTTGGTGACGAAGGGAGTGCTACGCAAATCGCAACCCACCACGCTCTGAATCGCGAGGTGGTGTTCAATGGCGTTGTTCAAGCCGTTCAGTTTCGGTAGCAACAACACATCGCGAATGTTGTAGTCGAGGTATGTGCCTATGTCCGTGTAGTATGTGTCGTGTCCATTCGCGAGGGGCAACTTGCTTTCCTCCAAACACTCCCCCGATACATCAGCGAGGCTTCGCGAGGGCAACTGTCCGTTCTTCAGAATCCAGAGCCGAGTGAATGCGTGCATCAAATCAATGCAGAGGCGGCCGGGGATTGGCTGCGACCAATCTCCATACTCGTAGCGCACGCGATTGAATGGGCTTAGGCATCCCGGATTGATGCCACACACAGTCATGCGTCGGAAAATCTGCTGCAAATCTGCGTTCATCACGTTCCAACCCGTGATGATATCCGGGTCGTGCTTCGCCATGTGCCTCGCGAAACTCGACAGCAAGGCACGCTCGTTGGGGAAGCAGATAGCAGGCACATCGAAGACTACCTCATCGAGTCCTTCGGGGTGCGCCTTGCAGGGGATGGTGTCATACTTCCCCGGAGCGTAGTCGGGATGCGTGAACCATGTGTAGCGGTTGCCGGTGAAGGAATCCAGCACGGTGAGTATCGTGATTTCACCACTCTGCACCTTCCACTCCCCATCTAAGAACCATATGCGATGCTCGTAATTCGGCGGTATGAAATCCGTATCCACTAGAACGCGATTCACGAAGGGTATGTTGCCCTCCCACGTCGCGATGTCTGGATGGTCTTTCTTGAGTTTGCCAACATCGCTGGGGTCGCCAAAGGTGACTTTGGTTAGTGACTCACCATACAGTCCAGTATATCCCGCCTCGCGACGGAGAGCGTTTGTGATGAGCGCAGCGTTCTCGTCTTCCACGAAGCAGTATGGATACACGCTTGAAATCCGCTTCTCTATGCGTGCCCCATTCTCATCGCGGAGGCGGATAATCACTTCGCGTCCACGGCCCCTGTCCACTATCATTGTCCCTGCTACCCCTTCTGACCTTATGAATCACACGCCTCCACCAATGACTGAACAGGGCGAACACGAGAAATAGTGCGGCCAACTCAAGAGCGGCACTCGCCACATACATTCCCGCCGTCTGACAGGATTCATAGGTGTAGTCAGTATACTCGTATGTCACACATATATCAGACATTCAATCGCCTTCCACGCGAGCGCGTGGGTATGGCGTGACGTTTCAACCAATGGCAAATAGTCATCGGGCTAACGGCGAAATCGCTGGCGATATCTGCCATCGTGCGGTCGCGCTCCCAATACTCGTGATGCAACCACACCTCGTCGCGATAGTGCGCTGCGTCAGGGATTGTCCGGGTCGCGATGACGACCTCGTAAATGACGGCACATGACCGACACTCACAGACGTTCTCGATATTCGCGACTACATCGTAGTCGTTTTTCATTCCGCATTCAGGACAATTCACTATGAGCCTTGCTTCCGTCATCATATCCACTCGCGTTCATCACTAAGGTTGAGGGATTTATCAACCTTCGCGATACGCTCGCGAGCCAGTTCTGCATATTCTGGATTCAATTCTATTCCAATGGCTTGCCTTCCGTGCTTGAGAGCAACTACGCTCGTGGTTCCACTACCCAGAAATGGGTCAAGAACAACCCCCCCTCTAGGACAACCGGCGAGAATGCAGGGAGTTATCAGTTCCTCTGGATAAACGGCGAAATGCGCACCCCCATAACCTTTGGGTGCTACCTCCCAAACGCTGTGTCTATTGGTTCCATTATCGTTGCTGATAGCGTCTGCGTCATAGTAATACTTCGCTCTTTTCGTCAAGAGAAAGATGTGTTCGTGTGAAGTGACGCATCTATCCTTCACCGCTTCCGGCATCGGATTTGGTTTAGACCAGATTATGTCTTGCCGTAGCCACCAACCGTCAGCGTGCAAAGCGATGGCGAGTCTTGCGGGTATCATCATCAAGTCCTTTTGTTTGAATCCATTACCCAACCTCCTTCGTCTATCTGGTTGTGTTTGTAGATTTTTCTTCCTTCCATCCCAATTTCTTTGACGGTCGCCACCTGAAGTGGCGTATGAATCACTGATGTTCAACCATACGGTCCCATCATCGCGAAGCACACGCATAATCTCTCTAAATACCCCAACTAACCCCGCTATGTAGTCATCAAGCGTTTCCTCTAACCCCAGTTGTCCTTCAATTCCGTAATCCCGAAGGTTGTAATACGGTGGACTAGTCACCACACAATGAACACTTCCTTCAGGGAGTTTCTTCAATTCCTCCAAAGCATCCCCAACTATTATTTCATTCATCATACCCACTCACGCTCATCACTCAATTTGAGTTTCTCATCCACTTTCGCGATGCGCTCGCGAGCCAATTCTGCATATTCAGGGTTCAACTCGATGCCGATTGCGTGTCGGCCATTCACGAGCGCGACCTCGGTGGTGGTTCCGCTGCCGAGGAAGGGGTCAAGAACGACGCAGGGAACCACATCTGCATCACATTCGCACCCAGCCCGCCAACCTGCGGTGATACTCTTCGCGGTCAAGTCCTTCTTGCGTGGCGTCCTTCGTCCGGGTTTGCTGGGGTCATCCGAGCGTTTCGTTTCTGATGCCTCGCGTTCCTCCATCCAACCCGTGTTGCGATATCCACACGCGGCGCATTCCTTCGCCTGCGTGGGGATAAGCGCATCACACTCACGGCAGGCTCGTCCTTTGAGGCGTTTCCACGGTTCACCGCAGTCAGAGCAGCAGCCATGCTCACTGGTTCCAGCCAGCACACACGGCTCAATCAATTCGGTTGGGTATACGGCGAAGTGTGCGCCTTTGTAGCCCTTCGTGGTGACACGCCACACGCTGCGTTTGTTGCGCCCCCCGATGCCGATAGTCTGAAACGCCTTCTTTCCGTATTTCCCCTTACCCTCAAACCGTTCTCCCTTCGCGTGCCTCTCTGCGGCAGCAGCATGATATCCGGGGTGCATCGGGTCTAACGCCACGCTGGGTTCACGAATCGCGTCAGCATCGTAGTAGTATCGCTTCGACTTCGCGAAAAGAAAAATGTATTCGTGCGCCTTCGTCGGACGGTCGGTGACGCTTTCGGGCATCGGGTTCGGTTTGTCCCACACGATATCGCTACGCAGATACCAGCCGTCTGCCTGAAACGCGAGGGCCGTGCGTGCAGGTATCATGCAGAGGTCTTTCGGCTTCAGTGCTTTCAGGTGGCGGCCGGGATATTTTGGCTGCCCCTCGCGAAGCCCACCCTCACCATAGTCACCACCTGCTCCACCGCTGCCATTGTATGAGTCAGCGATGTTCCACCATAGCGTGCCGTCATCGCGAAGCACGCGATGAATCTCCTTCGCCACCTTTCTCATCGAGCAGATGTAGCAGTCATCGCAGGGTGGTTCACTCCGCGCCCACGCGAGGCAGTCTTGCACTTCCTCAAGTCCGAGTTGTCCATCTTCCCCGTAATCGCGAAGCCCAGCATACGGGGGAGAGGTGATGACAGTATGCACGCTACCCGTAGCCAGCCTGCGCAGGCTCTCGACAGCATCCCCGACGATGATTTCATGGCCTGCGGTCGTTAGCCCATCGAGCGATAGCATGGATACAGGTTCGGCAGATTCGACGGAAGGGTTTTGGGGTTCGCTCATAGACGTAGCCCCTTATCGCGAACCCTTTTCCACATACTACACACCTTCTATCCACGAGGCTCATTCTAGCACACCCGCTTGCAGCACAAACCCACCACCGGGGAGTTGCAGCACGAGTCGGATTCCTTGCTCAAGGTCGCGGAAGTCGAAGAAGTCTAACCGCACGTCACCTTTGATGCCACGCAGCACGTTCTCAAGACCACCCTCAAAGGTCGCGGACCATTCCTTCGCGTCTTTCTCCCCCTTCAGTGAGAGGTGGGAGGTCGTAAGTCCCTTGAGGTCTGTGCCTGTAATCACGCTGATACCGCTACTGTCTGCGTTGAAGCGGTATCGGTTGAGGGTCTGTCCGTTGATTCCGTCGCACGCGAACGCGTCATACACAGCATCCGCATCGAGAGTCCACGAGCAGAACGGCTTGCGTTTCTCATCCTTATTGATGATGTGATACCAGCCGTCACCAATCTGCTTCGCTCGCGAGCGCGACTTTTCCTCCCACTCACCAATCGTTTCGCGACTATGAGGGAACGCGAGTCCCTCCAAATTGGCGGTGAGTGTCGTCTGCTTTCTGCCGCTAACAACGCGAATCCTTCCGTCGAGAGCCGTGAGATTCACGCTCTCGCCGTGCGCTTTCAGCACACCCACGAGCCTATCAATGTCCGGCACGATGATTGCTCCTGTGCCCGTCCCGCCAGCGGAGAAACGTGAGAGGCTCGTCTTGCCGTCACGCACCAGACTCGTAGTTGTCACTCTATCCCCGAACCCGGCCCTTAGAATGCAGGCAGTCACCTGATTCTGTGCCTTGCCCATGATGTGACAGCGACGCTGTGTTCTCTTCAGCAGGCCCGTGAGGTCTGCGTTCTTCATCTCTATCGAATCGTTTTTCTTACCCATACACACACCAACCTCACGCGTCCTTATGAACCCTCCGATATCTGCCCCCACTGTGGGTGCGCGGTGAACGGACCTTGAAGCCGGCGGGCGCAGTTGCTTTGCCCTCGCGAACCATACGCGAAAGGACGATTGCGCATGACTCACAATCAGGGATGGTGCCGTCTTCAATCGCGATGAAGGGTGGTTCACTTAGGATACCCGTGAGTCCCTGACATAGCGGAGCGATTTTCCCGCCAGCCAACGCGATTCGCGAACCCCAATGTTTCTTCGGTGGTTTGTCCTTACGCACCACTTCTGTCACTTTCCACACCGCGATTATCTCCGTCATTCCTTCAACCTCCATACCTTCAGACGCCACGAGGGGTTCTCTCTAACCTGTTCAATGTCCGACAACACCTTGCAGATACATGCCACCTGCACGACGCTCGTGCTGCCTCCACCCGGCTGGTCTATGACACGACTGAACAACTCGGCGGATGAGAGCGGCCCATACTGCCGCAACACATCGCGTATGCGGCCCTTAAGCCGGAGGTTTCTCTTCCGACCCGGATTCCCCATCGTCGGTAGCCTCCCCTTCATCAGTGGCGACCTCCTTCGTGGTGATAGCCTTACCCCATGTGAGGTTGGGCAGACCGTTCCATGTCACCTTACCGTCCTTGACGCGTAGCACATCATGGCTCGTGCCGAGCAACTCCTGATGCCAGCCCTTCATCTCTTCGATGCGGCAGCGCACGACCCACTCGTTGTCACCGAGGCTCTTATCCGCTTTCACGCCAGCAGCCACGTCGCCTTTCTTGCTGTATCGTGTGAGCCACAACTGCTGCGAGAACAGACGCTTCGTGCCATTCTCCCACTCTGGTCGCTCACCAACCTTCATCAACCCCTTCTGACCGGAGCCTATGTCCATAAACTCCTTGATATCCTTCAGGTGGAAGGTGAAGAACACAGCAGTCACCGGCAATTGGTGAAAGCGATTGATAACATCGCGAAACAGTTTGTTTCGCGTGCGCCATTCAGCCTGATTGAAGCGGTCGCCTTCATCCACGTTGATTGGGTTCGTGCTGCGGTGCAGAAGAACGTGCGTCATCGCGAACTCGCACCACTTGAGGAAGGTGGAGCCGCCATCGAAGATGACCGCGCCCACACCACCCTCGCGACAATGCTCGCCAATTATCCGCACAAACCACGCCGTCTTATCCACGAGCGCGACCCAATCCGTAGTGTTGTCATCCTTGAAAATGCTGCCATCCGACTCATCGAAAACGGGGATGACGACGATGTTCGGGTCATCCGCGTAGTTGCAGGCGACGGTCTGCGCCGCACTGTTGTCCAAATCAATGATGATGATGCTCTGGTCCGGCCCAATGGCCTGTCGTGCCAGCGAAATCGCGAGGCCCGTCTTCGTGGTGTTCTCCTTACCCACGAGAGCCATGCGAATAGGCGCATCATTCGTGCGCTTCTTCGCGAAGAGGGCGCGATAGTAGTCCGCGTCGTAGTTTGTCTGCTCGGCCGCAGGCGTGTTCTTCGTTCCGGCTTTCGCCTTTGTTGCTGCCCACTGGGTCATTCATCCCACCCGCCTTCATCGTCGTCATCGTCGGTTTCGATGGGCGCGATGCCTTGCACGCACCACCAACCGCTAATGTCGAGGCGCAACTCATCGTCGCGAGTCCTCCACACATTCCCACAGACTGCCAGCAGCGAACCCACGCCGAAGTCCACACGGTCTTCGTGAACCGCAGGCACATACAGGTCAATCGGAGGCGCAAGGCTCTGAAGGTCGAGGTCGCCCAGCGTCACAACGTATCCACCGCGTTCGCGAGGGTCAATGTGGCACACTTCAAGCGTCATTCCGCAGAGGTTGTCCCACCGCTCCTTTTCATTCAGGCTCTCCCAATAGTCGGACAGGTCATGCAGACCATCCAGCCACGACGTATCGAGCAGGTCGGGGATGACACCCCCAGCCGAGCCGTCTTCGTTGATGACGACAGGCGCATCACTGAAAATGGTGGCGACGGCCTGATTGTGAACAAACTCCGTCACATCTGCCTTGCCGTATGCAGTCGTTCCGTTCCCACTCATTCGCAGGGCAATCGTGCCCGGAATGAAGGTCGGGAACACCGTCTTCGCGAGGTCATTACTCGTCTTGACGGTGATGACCGAAGGCTCATTCTTTGTTCCCTGCTCTCGTCCGAGGAAGAGGGAGGTTCGCTCCAATTCCTCCAAACGACGCGCTGCCCCGTAGCGGAAGTTGTCGCCCCCGTTGGGGAAGGTCGGGCTGCTCTTATTCGCGACCGCATAGAAGGACGAGCCATCGTTGAGAGTGGCGTGAACCTTCGGTAAGTCAGGCACGTTCCGTGTATCCGCACCTTCCTCAAAGGGCTGCTTCGACGCGAGGCTGGGGTTGTAGTGCATTGTCCACCCTCCATTTACATCGTCGCGCTCATACAGGCATATGACGCCTTGCGCCACGAGGTTCTCTCTCGCTTCGCTGCCTAGACCGTTCAGTTGCTTCGTGAGTTTGTCGTATTGCAGTTTGCCCCAATCTCGATATCGAGGAACGCTCACAAAGAAGCCCTCATAGGTCTTGCACCCACTACGCTTCAGTCGGCCCTCACGGACGCGGATTTGCTGCGCTGCAACGCGCAGCGTCATCAAATCCACTTCCTCATCGGTCTTGCCAGCCGCTCGCAGGGCTGGGCCTTGCGCCACCTTCACCTGCTCGTGATTCGCCAACAGCGTATCCACTTCGCAGCCCACATTCTTTGCTACTCTCTCTACAATTTCCGCTTCCATTCTATTCACTTTCCCCCGTCGCCGGTTATTCTGTGTTAAAACCCGTATCCATATTAACCCACCGCTACTCATCTCCACTGACAAAGGAGCCTCACGAAGTTGTGAAGGGCGATGCCCTCATCAACCCCTTGAATGAGGTCGCGCTCGGCTATGACAGCCGCTTCGATGACTCGCATTTTCGCTTCAGGGCGGGCTGGATTCGCGACCGCGTAGCGGAACACACTACGGATTGCGTCACGAGGTCGCCCCTGCATTTCAGCGAGCGCATCATCGAAGGCGCACTCCTTCATGGCGAGCGAGAGAACACGCTCCGAGTTTACCTCATCCACTTGCAGAGCGCGAGTGAATGCCTCGCGTTCACCCACGGGCAGATGCGCCAGCGTTTGCAGCGCACCAATCGCGTTGCGCAAATCCCCGTTGTGCCTCGCGACTATGCGGAAGAGGTCGTTTCCATCCACCTCTGCTCCTTCACGAGCGGCGATGACAGCGAGTTGCTCAAGCGCGAGGTCGTCGGGGATGGGGCGGAAGTGCCTCACTTGACAGCGCGATTGTAGCCAGCGAGAAACGCGAGTCAGGTCGTTGGCTGTCAGGATGAAGAACCCGGTGGCGTCTTCGATGACCCCCTTCAGTGCGTCTTGAGCCTGCGGCGTGATACGGTCAGCCTCATCGAGAAGGAATATGGTTTGCCATGCCCCACTTCTCGCGAGGGGGGCCACATCGTCTTCGACAAACTCGATTCCCCGTTGCCGTTTACTGCTCGCGTTGAATTGATGCAACTGCCAGCCGAGAGTATCGGCTATGATGCGGGCCATAGTGGTCTTACCCGTTCCGGGTTCCGGTGAGCAGAACAGGAAGTGCTGCATGGGCGCATCACCCTCAAGAATTGCCCGCATTTCCGCGATGAATGAATCAGGTTGGCCGACCAACTCATCGAGCGTCTGCGGCCTATGTTTCTCGGACCATATGCTACGCATACTACCACCAGCCGAGTATGCCATTCATCTCTGTCACGGCACTCATAATGTCATCAACACTCACGAGTGAAAGTTGTGAGAGAGCCTCAATCGTGAGAGTCTGCTCGTCGCAGTAATCACCAACGGGTAAATCCTTCTCAATGTGTCTGCGCACCGCACAGTATACGGCTGCTGCCGCCATTACCCCTTTGTGGAAGCCGAACATCGCGAAGTTTCGGTGGGTGGATGCGAAACCGAATGCCTCATCCGCGAGGAGCATCAATTCCTCCGGCAGAAGGAATTGCTCGGAGTAGTCGTTCAAGGTCGGTAGTATGGTTTTCTTCATCCGAAATCCCCCCACCCACCAAACTTAGCCCCGTAGTAGTCGGGGAAATCAAACGCCGTTTCAATCTCCTTCGCTTTCACCAGCATATCCACCCATTCAGTGAGATACCTCGCGAACCAACGAGTATGGGGTGTTTCCATTTTCGGGTCAATGAGCAGCGTTTGGATGAATATGTCAAGAACGCCACCCACAAAGGCCGCATCATCCGCGGTCGCGAGTCCGAGTATGCTGGCCCATATTTCGTCAGCGGAAATACCGAAATCACTCAGCGGGCTACCCCCAAACTCATTCACATCATGCTCAAGGATTGCCTTCATGCCTTCCAGCAGGTATTCGCGACGCTCCTGTATGATACTCTCGCTCATGCCCCGCCCCCCATTTTCACAGGCGCGTCGGGTGCCACCTTTCTCAAGAACGCATCCGTATGTTCCTGAATCCTGTGGATGATATCGTTTGTTGCAGCCACAAACACGCGGTCCCTCATCGCACACTCCGATAGCGTGAGCGTGTGTGAGATTGCGTTCTCGCTCGCGTGTTCAAGCGTGAGTGGGTCTGCGCCACGCGCGACTGCTTCTTCCTCGGTGATGTGGAGTCGTATGATGAGGCCACCCTGCTCAAGAATCGCGGCTATCTCATTCGGATAGCGCACATCATCAATCAGGATTACCCCATCCGTATCCCAATCAATGCTGTTGAAGAGGGCAACCACCCAATAGTCGTCGTGTTCGATGACCCTGCGCCCGTGGCCCCACGCTTGCAGTAGCGGGCGTGTGAGTGCAGCGTTCTCTGCCTCCAACACCGACCACTTCTCGCGAGCGCGCTTCGGCGCACGGCGGAACCATGCAGCGGCTAATTCACTACGAAGTGGCTCCGCAAAGGAAGTCACCTTCCAACCATGCACATGCGAGAGCCAATTCGCGAGGGTGGTCTTGCCAGCGTGTGTGCGGCCAGCGATACCGATGAGTAGCACCATCATTCATCACCCCAGAAGTTATTGAGAACGAGTTTGTCCGGTTTGATTTTCTCTTCGCTGGGTGGGGGAGGGAAATGACCCTCTTTAACCGCACGCACTTGCTCCGCCGTGGGGAGCAGGTGTTCGCGATTGTGGTAGCATTCGGGACATGGGTGCAAGTCGTGAGTATCACCATCTGGACTGATGAAACGGACCACTACGCTGCCGTCATCAGCGAGCGCGTGCATTGAGCGAGCACCCCACCACTTCTCACCCCAATATCCATCATCTGCTTCGCAGCAATACTGCGACCAACTCCCACTCTTCAGTATGTGCATCATATCAGGTATCAAATCCCACGGCACTTCACTCATATCAACATCTCTCCATTTTTCCATTCACATCAATCTCTGTCGGCTACTCGGAATGTTCCGCAGTATCGTCGCGTTCCCCCACTGTGGATTGTGTGCGCGCTCTGTCCTGTTATCATCTCAAGACCACAACCCATGCAGCGGCGCAGGCACTTGCGATGCTGACTCATGTGCCTACCCCCTTCAACCGACCGTCAGGGTGCGCCTTCGGCAGCCTGTGTGTGCGCCTGTCCGCGAGGTTCTGAAGCAAGGCACGCACATTCGCTGCGCCCTGCTTGAAGCGTTTGTCGGCTATCTCATCTCCGTCAGGCACCATCTCCCAACGCACATCTGTCAAGTCCACTTCGGACAGGACATGCAACAGGATTTCATACTCAACATGGGTTATCGTGGCAGCACGCATCAATACACCGAACCATCGGGGGGTTCATAAACCCAACGCTAATTCTCGGCTTCTCGTATGCAGTTGAGGCAGGTCAGGGTGTCATCCGACATTATCCTGTTGCGCCCACAACCCACACAACGCACGGCAAGCGCGCGCTCGCGAGCAGACATACAGGAGGGAGGTCTAGTGAACACAATGTCTATCTTTGACTTGATGAGGTCGCGGCGAACATCGAAAATCATGTGCTTCGTCTTGATACCCGCTATGTTCTCAACCTTCGCGAAGCCCACACTCTCGGCCTGCACGTTCTTCGATAGAAGGCTACTCAAACTGGTGTCACTCGGAACCTCGCGAATGCCTCGATTCTTATGCAGTAGAGCAGCCAATTCGTTGCGAGTAATGGGGCCATGTTCCCATAGCAAGTCCACTATGACGCGGCGGATGCGGCGGTTGTTGGCTGACACTTAACCGAAACGGTAATATCCCGCTCATAAGCATTCGTCCACTACTGCTCAAGGAACATTGATGCACTCGCGAAAGAGTCGGGTTCCTCCGAGGGTGCAGCCTCACTCGGCTTCGGTATCCAGAAGCATGAGGCCCAATAAATCACGGGCTTGAACACCATTATCCACAGAAAGAAGAGGAACATTCCTTCAAACTCTATACCCATTCAACGCCCCCCTCCTTGCGTTTCTTCACGCCGACCGGCAAAGCCTCCGGCTCCTTCACTCGCACTTCATTCGCGACCTCCCTGCTTAGGTGGATGAGTCCCTCCGCATATATGTCTGACTCGCGAAAGCCGTCCGGTGTGGGTATACCCTTCGCATTTTTCTTCGGCCACACCACGCGATGCTCCTGTGGTTTCACACCGAAAGCGAACAGGGCGTGCATGTATTCGTCGGGTAGCATGTATGAAACACTCGCGAGCAGACGCCAGAGCGTAGCATCCTTGCAGTTGCATCGGAGGAAAGCGAGAGCGAGTGGTGTGGGCATTTTCGCGATTACAGGCAGCGCACGTTCTCTATCGCGCCAGCGTAGTAGAGCCTCCGGCCAATGATAGTCGCGTTTGCGTTTCGTTTGTAGCGTGCTGTCAATCACCACTACGTCTTCACTTCGCGAGGTGAGAGTGGGGAGGTTCTCGCAGACCACCACCAGACGATACGCGACCAGCGGTGCCCACACCAACACATCGGCCTCCGTGAATTGACCGTGCAGAATGTATGTCGTATCCGGTGCCGTTGGTGGATATGTCAACTCGCCGTGCATGACGACGAAATCACCAACGCGATATCGAGAGTCGTCCGAGGTAAACAGAATGATACCGATGCCACCACCCCTCTAGTCGCGTTCTTCCCATTCACTCTCAATCCGCCTATACTCCTTGATGCTCTTACCGCGAGCCATTCGCGATTCTAGTAGCCCCCGCACTTTAAGCCTGCGTAGCAGATTACCCACACCATAGACGGTGATGGAGCAGGTTCGCTGCGGCAGACAATCCACCACCCATGAGTGCAACTCATTCGCTGTGAACCACTCGCTGCGAGTCCACGTCGCTACGGCCTTTCTCACCGTTGAGTAGCGGTATGCCTTACTCATCCTGTGCCACCTCAAATGGGTTCTCTTCCATGATGTATGCCATAAACCGCTTCCACTGACTCTTCGATAGCGACCACATATCGCGAACAGCCTTCGGTGTCACGGGGTATCTGCCTGAAAACCATGTGTAGCCTTCAAGGTGTATGTGGCAGTATAGGCCATCATCCAGCATGTTCTCAACCAGAGAGGGGAATGCTTCGCGAGGTATGGGTCGTGCAATCAGTTGGTTGAAATGAACCCTCCACTTCACGCGTTCCCCACGCTTGAGGTCATCCATCATCCACTACCTCAAACTCTGCCTCGATGACTCGCGATGGTCCCTTGATAGCAGCCAACCGCAACTCCATAGCGTTCAGTAATTCAGGTCTGTCGCGTAGCACGTCCACGATGACACCCATTACGCTGTCCACATGGCTCTGCGCGAGCATGAGTTGGCTGTCCACACCAATTTCCTTCTTGAGTTGCCCAATGAGTTTGAGGCTGCCGTTTGCCTGTCCGACGAGTTTCGTAGCCTCGGCTATCCACTCTCGCGAAATCCCGTATTCATCCTTCGTAGCCTCCCACTCATCAAGCCAATTCTGAATGCGTCCGAATATGTCGGAGGCCATTTCAAGAGTAGTGATACTCTCGCTGCGTAGCGTTTCCATCTCGCGAGCCTCTGTCGGGTCGTAGTCAATGTGGCCTGTCATGTGTTCCTCAACGATGCCTGATACCCAACCATGTTTCGCCTCAATGTATGCCGGTGTGGTCTTGCCGGTGAACACAGCCAACTCAACGTCCTTGCGGTCGCCCAAATTGCAGAGCGGGCATTCGGGGGATTCAAGCACCCAGCGTATCGTTTCAATCACGGTCGGGTCTGTCGCCTCCGCGAGCCGCTGTTCAATGAGCCATCTGGATTTCATTTCAGACCCCACACTACGTTGTTCGCAATAGCCCCACTCATGCACTTCACTTTAACCTTCCCCATTCGTTCAAATCGGCTGTCGAATCGGAGCAACTGTGATAGCGTAGTCGGGCTAGGGTGGTCGTAAAATGGCCGCCCGCGACAGTTGCGTATGCGGTCGCATAACTCGCGAGCAGTCATCCCCGATGGCGCATCGAGCAGGATACGATACGCTGCATCGCGAATGTTGCCGTGCTTCAGGTTAGTATTGTCTGTCATCCAATCCCTCCTGTGTGAGTTTCCATTCCAGCAGCATACACCCGTGGCCGACCGACACCATCCCCACTTTCTCAAAGCGAAGGTCGCGCTTCAGCACATTGGATATGACTGCATCAACAGGAATCATTTTCATCGAGAATGGCGTGCCAGTCAGATTGGTTGCGCGGTCGCGAAGGCTCGCTGCCGTCAGGGGTTTGTTGCCCCCACGTTGCAGCACACGCACACACGCTGCACGGAAGCGGCCGTGCTTCAAACGGAACCCCGACATTCGCGAGAACGGGTCGGCATTAGACCCCACTTTCAGCACCCCACTCTGTTCTGTCCTTCATCTGTGCATCTGCGGCGAAGCGGCAGACCACACCCTTACGCCCACGGCGTTTCTCACCACTCGGCACAAACTCGCGATACCAATTCTGACCCAACAGGTTGTCTTCAATCCACCTCTTCGCGCTCTGATAATCACCCATCGTCACCATCCGTGCAACCTCCTTCACGAGTGCAGACTTCGGCAGGTCACTATCCCAAAACGTAGTCTTCACTAGCGCAAGGTCAGCATCCATCACACGCCTACGCATCACGAGGCTCGTATCGAGAATGCTCCTAAGCCTGTCATCGAGGGTGACTCGTAGCACGCTCTCGTGCTTATACTCCGGCTGCATCAACGTATATCCAATCGCGAGTCTGCGGAACAGGTCTGCTTCGTATGAGCGCACCGTGTCCCGCATAATCCAGTCTTCTAATGACGAGTCAAACTCAATACTCGTTGGGGGATTCAAGACAGCATCCATCTGCCTCTCCTGAAACCACTTCCTGAGCCGTAGCACTTCGTCCGCGAGTGAGATACGTTCCTCGCGAGTCATCGCTGCCTGTTTGTTCTGGGCCATTTTGTATGCCCTCTCACGTTCTGCCGTCATCTCGATATCAATGATGAAGAAGCGTCGGTCCATGCCCGACTCCATCTCAAAGCGTCCGGGCTGCGTGCCTGCCCACATCGTATAGCGCGTGAAGTAGCGCACCCAGCCATGCTTCATGCCCTTATTCACACGCCCACTGTCGAGGCTGGTGAGCATCTGATTGCGTATGTCCACGCTATGCTCCTTGCGGCCCGCATCCGTGAGTGCGCTAAACTCTTCAAAGCACAGGAAGCCGCCACACATCTCGCGAGCCAGTGGGCGACCGACTATCTCACCGTCTTCATTGACGCTGCCGAATAACCCAGCCTCCGTGATGCTGTTCGGTCCAATCATCGTGCGGAAGCCCACACCTAAGTCCGCGTCCGGCGAGAACAACAACCCCGTGCCCTCGGCACAGAAGAGGTCAAGGAGAACATTCTTGCCACTACCCTTCGGCCCCCTGATTAGGATATTGATTCTCGTATCCGCGAGCCTGCTCATCGGCGTGTAGAATGGCAGGTTGTTGTGACGCAAGGGACAGTTGGGGATTTTGAAGTCGTCTGGATTGCCACGCTCCGGGTCGAAGTCGCATCGCGAGCATTTGTTCAGGCAATTGAATATGTGCGCTCCGATACTGCACAGGAATATGGGCACCTTATCGTCCACATCAACGTAGTGGTTGGAGTCACAGAAGGATTGCACGGCATTGAATATGTCGAGTCCTTTCTCGCGAGGCGAGAGGGGCAGGCTCTTGCGAGTATCACCCCCGAAACCAATCACTCTATTGTCACTCGTCGCCATTCATACACCCCCACTTTCCTGACTAACTTTCGCTCCACGATACCCTTCAAGCACAACTCCCCCATCAGTCGGCCTATTGAGTTGATGGTGAACCCCGTCATTTGTTGAAAGGTCCGAGAATCCCACCAGTCGGACATTTCCCAGTATATCAGATGTGATGTTTTCCACACATCAACATTACCGCTATCCACCCAATCGCGGACATATTCTCGTCGCCTATGTTTCCCCATCATTCATCCCCACATCGGCGTCTTATCCCCACCACTATCTCTGTTCCCGCTGCGTCCATTGGTCGAATCAATTTGAGCCATCATCTCCACCGCGATTTGTGTCCCGGTAGCGAGGGCTTCTTTCTCAACTGCTTTGAAGTCATCGTGCAGCGAGCGAGCGTGCTGCTCTTGCATGACGATTCCTTCTCCGTCGAAGTAGTCACGAAACCGGATGATTGCTTCCCAATCCACCAGCGTATCCATGCCGCCACCACAACCCACGATGCGCGATTCACCACCCATGCACGCGAACAACCACGCGAACAGCCACGAGGGTAGCGAGAACACCAGCGAGTGTTCCCCGGATACGAAGTCGGGATGGGGTTTAACGTCGAGAGATGTGACATGCTCCACGAAGAAGCCTTCGCTGGGAACCTCATCGAAGTCATCAGGGTATGCCATGTTCAGGTGCGCTGTCGTGACGAAGTGAAGCACCTCTACACCCATGTCGCGAAACAACCCGCAAAGGTCGCGCACGGGGGGATATGCGAACAACCACGCGTTGTTCTGCTCTTGAGGGTTCATTGGTGCTGCGTGCCACGTCGCGAGGTGGCAGAATATCGTGTCATCCCGCACCCATAGAGGCCAGCCCGCCATGAAGAACGAATCCGTGTGGTTGAGGTGTTCTTCGCGATGCAACTTCGATAGCACAGTGCCGCAGGGTTTCACCTTCGCACCTATGAGCGCACGCCCAACGATGAAGGGTGTGGGTGAGATATCCCCCTTCCCGAACACCACCACTTTCTTGATACCCTTCGGCCGTTCACCGACCCACATGATATCCGTTTCTGGACTGATTGCTTCAAGAGTCATCCCATCTCCCCCCTCGCGATGCGCACAGCATCCCGCACAAACTTCGGCTGGCGTTCAAGCCTACGCATGGGTGTATGTCCGGGCTGCACATACGGCTCGATGATTTCATCGAGGCAGCGTGGTTCCCATACAGTGTATCGCGTGCGGGAATTGCTGGTCGCACACACGGCGTATTCTCGACCGGCTTTGCGAAACAGTCGCGAGCGCGAGAGAGCCTGTGAAATCTGATACGCCGAGAGCGCACCCAATCTCCATCGCGCTCGCGTGCCCGATGTGCTTTTCTTCTCTCTAAGGAAGCGCATGATAGCGGGTGTCGTAGCGCACCCCACATCATCCACCATCCAGTGCCATACCGCCGCCTGCAATTGCCTGCTGTCAAAACCCATACAGAATTGAGAGCGGGCGTGTCCACTTAAACCCCCCGCTCGCTCAAGCAATTCTTTTCACTACGAGGAAGGAATACTGAAGGAATTATCGTGGAGCAGTTGCACACTTTTCTCCTATTCTGTCAAAACCCAATAGGTATTCATACAGAATACAGCCCCTAGATACATACTACCCTATCATGCCTTAAGAGAAATAAAACAATTCGCGATAACCGTTAGACTGAGAGCCTGTTTTTCTTTCAGTTTTTCTTCTCACTCACGAAAAGAATTACTCTGACAGATACCCCTTCGCGCTGCGGATGCACTCTATTTCATCGCGTTCAATGCTGTATAGTGCATTGGTTTCAACGGGAAAGACGGGGAAGTTTCTTTGGTCGCGATTCAGTTTGTCGAGCAGGCTCACGATTTTCTCATCTATCAGGTCGTGGTCGTTGCTCGTGAACCACCGCTCCATGCGCACATCACCCTCTCTCCCACGCGAGCGCACGCCGAAGGTCGCGTGCCCCTTGCCCACGCTCTGCACGAACACGAAGTTGGGCCGCGAGCCGAATACGAGGGTGGGCACGAAGCGCAACCCCTTCTCATCGCGAAACGGTAAAGTCGTTGCATACAGGAATAGGGGGCTGCACGCAAGGTATTCCATAGAGTCTACCTTCGTGCTGCTCGCGAAGGCCAGTATATCGTGAGCAAGGAAGCCATCGTATGTAGCCGATGGTGAGAAGGGGTGGGGGCCGGGTCGCCCACCACTCACCTGTATAGTGAGCGTATGAACGTCTGACTCCCTCGCGAAAGCCTGTAAATCGAGAACGAAGGGTTGCCACTCCCAATCCTTCTCTCCCAGCATGTCACCTTTCATGGCCGCATTGACAGCCCTTCGGGGCAGAGGCTCGCGAAAGAGGGCATCAATCAGCGACCACACAGAATCGTAGCCATCGAAGAGTATCTCACAACCAGCAACTTCGATGATTGCGTAAGGCTGGAACCTGCGCTCGCCGCGAACGCGACGCCACCCCACAAACTCCTTGACGTGGATATCCCGCGGTCGCGTCTGAAACCACTCACCACAGAAGCGCAGGGGTTCCATGTCTGCTAAGAGGTCGCGTGGTGTAATCAACCCTCGCTCGCGTCAGAAGAAGGGTGGTGGGCCGTGCCGAGGTGAGGCGGGCGGGAACCTAAGCGATGATAGGAGGCATCGCAAACGAAAATGCGCTGATGAAAGCGGCTCCCGCGGGCAAGAATGAAGTAAAAAACCCCACGGCCCGTGTGTCACTCTTCTTCTTCACCCCCGCAGGTTCCGCAGGTGGGCATACCTTCAGCCCCCCTCGCGAGGGGTAGGTCGTCGCCCTTGAACCACATGAGGTCGTGTTCTTCTTGCAGGTCATACGGTCCTTTGCCGTATGTCACCACATAATCGCGAGCCTCACATGCTCGTCCACATTTCACACACTTCACGACGTTGAACAGGCGGATACTACCGCCGGGTTCCTCTTCGCGAAAGTGGGTGTATCGCTCGTAGTCAATCACTATCGGATATTCCCAATCACTCATTTTCATCCCACCATTCATCGGGTGCGCGGAACAGGCGCACCTCTCCTTCATACATTCCCCGCTTACGTTGTGGGGGATTGGTTGCGTCGCGTCCTTCTGGATGCGGCGGGTGATACTCGCTGCACGGGAAGTCGGGTCGGTCGCGAAGGAAAAGCACGGCTGGGGTAAGGTCAATTTCTTTGCCGTCTTCGGTGATGGCGGCTTCGTCTGCGCCTGTAATCAAGCCCGCACGTCGAAGGTTGAGTAGCAACCATACACCGCATCCATCAGCCTCTTCAAACTCTTCTTTCATCACCCCTCCTGTTGCCCTTCATCCAAAATCTGATACACCACGGCGATGTGCGTCGCGTTCCTGCTTACGCCAGAGGCAGCAGCACGCGCCCTGCGTATGACATCGCGAAGGCGCAGAACCTCTGCGGCCAGTGCTGCCTCCATCGCGCTCACTCTTCCTCACCACTCGGCAGCCCAATTTCTAAGTCGTTGCAGTAGCCTTCCGCTCCGCACATCTCACACCGGAGGCGCACCATGTTCTCCCACACCTCTGTCAGTATCCACTCGTGAGTCTGTGACGCGAGGGAACACGCCGAGCCGGAGCCTTCGACCGTTCTCACTCTTCCTCACCGCCCACTTCTACGGGGTGACACTCTTCAGCCATTCCCTTGACATGATATAACCCACCGCACCAATCACACATCCACACTGTCACCTGCTTTATGCTCACTCTTCCTCGCCTCCCCAATCATCGAGAGCGGCTATGGAGCCACGCACGGCTGCTATGTGAGCGAGGCACCGCCCGATTGCTTCGGGTGTCAGGTCGCCTGTCGTAGCCTCCGTGATGACCCGCTCTGCCGAGGATGAGAGCAGGTTCGCAGCCACCTTGAGAATCGCGGCCTTCGATGACTCATGCACGGCCAAAGTCAGCATCTCAACGAGGCTGTCTGCCAGCATCTCCGCTGGGTTTTTCTCACTCATCTCGTCGCCACCAATACCTGCTAACCCTCGTGGGTTTATGAACCTGACGCTTGCTGCGTGGGGACAGTTGCATCGCCCCCCCAGCGATGAAGAAGAACACGACCATGAATAGAATCGCGAAGGCAGTCACACCCAACACGATGAGTAGTGTGTCGTTCATTGTATCACCTTCAGAAATGTGGGTCGTAGTAGTGGCGTCGGTGGCCCAACCCGATGCTGCCGCCTCGCGAGCGCAGGGGCCAGCCCTTCATTTTCCATCGCCCATTCTTGCGCAGCGTGTATGTCGTGATACTCCCTTCGGGGTTTCGCGAGTATTCGTAATCATGGTCGGGCCATTCTCCACCCGCGACCGACCACGCATCCATCTGCACATCAATCGCCTTGCCGTTGCGATACACGCGAACCACTGTGGCTGGGTAGCAGTCGCTCCCTGCGCTAATGGTGGCGGGCATACCCACATACGGCTCGCTCACTTCAACAACCCCAACTTTCTATTACACTTCGCGAGCCTCGCTTCTGTGCGGGCCACCCTTCTCACGGCGCGAGTGTGTCGCCACTCGGCACTCCACATCAACCAGCGGGCGTGCCAGCCCAGCGTCATATCGTGTAGTGAGTAGCCAATCGTGAAGCCAACCGCAAGCAGTAAGGGTGTGAATAGTAGCAGGTCGTTCATACCTCCACCTCCATGCCGTTCTCATCGAGAATGAAAAAGTGGCCTACCCATGTATCGTGATACACACCGCTTGACACTTCGTAAATCATGTGCCTACCCTCCATGTGTGCCCGCATGTCGGGTTCGTGCAATTCAACCAGCCACCGCCGAGGTCGGATTGCGGCTCGCGACCCGCACTACCGCACTTCGGGCATCCCGCCTGTTTTCTCATGGCGTCACCGGCCATCGTCGTCGGCGTTCGCCATCAAGCCGTGTGGGTTCACCCCACCCGCACAGGACAATCACCGTATTCCCGCAGTTATCGCGAGCGGTCATCCACATACCGGGTGCCGCACCATCGAAGAAGCCAGCATCATCGTAGTTGAAGTAGCCCTGACTCGCGAGCCTCTGCTCCATCCCTTCACGCGAGTATCCGCCCGCACCGACTACCTTTCCGTCGCCAATCTCAAAGACCAAATCGAAGGAGCGTGTCACTCTTCCTCACCCCCATCCGTAGCGGGCCAGCGGGCATAGAAATCCAGCCCCTCTTCGCCATCTGATGTGTCAAACTTCAGCATCTCAAGCAGCACTTTCCATGCCACTTTGCGAGCCACTTCCCACGGCCACTCGCCTTCGTCCCACTCTTCTGTTCCTTCGCATGTATCCCTGCACTGTTGCATTATGAGCGAGAGCGCGACTTTGAGCGCGCTTTCTGCCATATTCTCCCATGACACGCTGCGCCCTTCGGCCACTTCGCTAAGGCGACCCACGCCGAGGTCGCGAACCACGAAGTCGTCGTCGCGTGCCTCATCATATGTGTCAGTCATTCTTCCACACCCCAATTATCCAACTCCAACTCATCAACTTCACACTCTCCCGTCGCGACCCTGATGAACGTGCTTGCCCACTGGTTCACGGTCGTCATGTTCGTAATGATGGCATCATGCACGAGCCTGTTCACGGCTGTCGCGTCCAAATGCAGACGCACACCACCCCAATCAAGCGGTCCACCGAGGCCCACACCCAACTTGAATGTAGCCGTGCGGTCGTGCAGGTCTGGATACCAGCCACCCACGATGCTTCGCGCCGTCATTTCTGATGCAAGTATCATAATCTGCTCCTGTCTGTCGTGCGGATATGGGTTGTCATCCAGCGATGAATAGACAACCATTTGGTTCTGTGCCTCGCGAACCACGATACGGACCATCCACCTAACCTCATCCACACTCTCCATACCGAATGTGAATAGCACACAGTCATCGTCGCCACCGAAGGTCGCGAAGTTATCACCACTTGCCTCTCTGTAATCCCATTCTTGCTCCGCGAGGCACTTACGCACCGCTTCCACTATCAATCCATTTTTCTCATCACTCATCGTCTTCTTCCTCCCATTCGTAGCACTCCGAGCAGACCATCACGGTTCTGCCCTCATGCTCGCGCTCTCGCAGGCCGGGTTCGGCCATGTCTTCGTCCGGCCATGCCTGCGTGAGTTTGTAGTATCCGTTGCCGATGCACACCTGCTCTTTGGTCGGCACTTTGTCGTCGCACCATGCGCATACCTCTATGGGCACGGTCGCCTCTTGCTTCTCGCGTTCCGACTCAAGGCATTCGTCGCGTTCAGGCAGCACGCTTCCGTTGCCCATGAGCGTCCAGACCCAGCCAGCGGGCGCAACAAATCCGAGAGCCTCCATGACGCAGCCCGCACCGCAGATGAAATCATACTCGCTGCGCAACGCACCATTCGCGTAGCGTTTGCGCAGGCTCTCAAGGACAGCATTCGCGACTTCATCGCGTTCTTCATCACTCATAGCATCGCTCATGTCACCACCTCACTTCGATATCCGCATCCGCACATACTTCAATGAACGCGTCCTTCGCGTCACCATCGGGCATCTGCTGTATGTGGTGTCGAAGGTGCTTTTCGCTCTGCTCGGCAGAGTTTTTGAACGACGTGATAGAGCGGTCGCGGTTGGCCTTATACTGCTCAAGCACCCACTCATCAGACAACCAATTCGCCAGCCCTTCGCGAGCAGACCGCACTTGATTGAGATGGTTCCTCGCGGCCACCGCGAGTTGGGCGGCGCGCCCCACATCATATAGCGTTTCGATTTCGTCGTAGTCATTGAGCGTGAGCCAACCCTCTTCCCAGCCGCGAAGCACTACGCACTGGTGTATGAGGGTGCGGCCCATCTCCGTCACGTTGTCCCACTGACCCCTCTTCGTGTTCTGG